CTTTTAATATTATCTTGTAAAAGCCTACCAAAAGTACGAGTTAAATCATTACCTTCTCTTAAAGCTTCATTTGCTATGTTTTGTGCTTCTGCTAATTTTTTAGGATCTTCGGCCATTTTATAATTTAAACCTATCTAACTTAACTGGTTTAGCATTAGGATCACTCTTCTTTAATTGTGCATTTGCTGCTCTTTCAAAATCAGATAGAGCCGTGTCTAATTTTTTTAATTGTTTCTGAAACTTTTTGTCTTTTTTTAGTGCCTTTTTCAAGAAGAATTTTTTGACTATGGAGTCAATTATACCTTCTTTCAATATTGCTTTATTACTCATAAACGACATGATACAGTTCTCCTATATACATTAATAAATATAAACAAAAGAGTTATTTGGGGGAAAATCTACGAGGGATTGTTGATTGTGGTTTTGGTTGTGCTTTATCTATTTGTTCTTTTTCTTTCTTTTTGAAATCCATGAACTCTCGTAAATAAAAGTTTTTTAGATGAACAGGCATATTATAGACATCACTAAATGTGAAGCCAGGTGTTCCATAAATAAAATAAAATATAGATTGGTGTATGTCTAATTTGTTAGATGGACTTAGGCCAAAAAAACTCAACTGTAAGTGGGATTGACACACTCACAGCTTCACCTCCTATTTGGATTTCCGATGTCAAATCAATATCGGGAGAAATTTCAGTAATGTAATTTCTCAATGCCATAGAATCACGAGCTAACATATTTTGTGAAAACACAGAAATGGTTTCTGGTTTATTATCACCATCTACTTCTGTAATTGTATAACGAAGTCTTGTGGTTATCTCTGAATTATATCCAACTTTTTTGGATTGTTCTAGGTCTTTTTCAATTAGTTTTTCTTCAACACCTGTAAGGAGTTTAAATTTTATTTTATTTTTTCCAACTGGTGTTTCAAAATCAAAAGAATTACCACTATAATCAACATCATCGACTGCCTCTTTGAAAGGACACTCTGTAAGGTCAAATGTATGTTCAATTTTTTGTTCTAAATTATTTGGGTTGGCTACCTCACAAGTGTAGTGTGGGCCATAGGCAAGAATACGAGCAGCAACTAATACTGCATTTTTATCACCTAAAACTAATTGTTCTTGTTTGACGCCTTGTGTGACTATCAGACTATCCAATAATTTATCAATAACAACACCTTGCGTGATGAGATTCTCAGACATCAATATGTCTTCTTCTCGTGTGGTCATGTATTTTAATTCTAATTTACCTTCAGCAAGTGGTGAATCTTTTTCATATAATTTTCCACCAGACGGTAAATCTATAACTTCCGTAGGGAACTTATGTTCTGACATTATAACTCCTTAGTGTTTTTATAACTAGGTACTACTTAGAACCGAAGATTTTTGAGAAGAAACCTTTTTTCTTTTTCTTATTGCTTTTCTTCATTCTCTTCTTTTTGGTTTTTTTCTTCTTTTTGATTTCTTCCATACCGGCCATGTTCATTTCCATAGCATTTACAGTAGGAACAGCACCAAAAAGAATTACAGCAGAAAGTATTAATTTAAATATGTATTTCATTAGAACTCCAATATAGCGTAATCGTATCTTAAGGTTAATGTAATTTCAACAGGATTAGAATCAGTAAAGTCCAAATCACCAAAAGCAGCATCTGAGATGTAAGTACCGTGTAGTGTCCACTTTTCAATAATGTCACCTACAGGTCCTAAAACTTGGAAGGTAACATTTTTCTTATAGGTGTCTTGATATCCATCACGACCTGTTGAACTTTCATGGTGTAGTCTCACCCAATCTATTACGGCTGAAGCAGCTGAAGGTACAATCGGGTCATACAAAGTAATCTGTAGAGTTTGCCATCTACCTTTACCTTTTACATACTTTGTGATGTTCATGTGTTCCAAAACAACTTCATCAAAAGTTATTTGTGGTCTTTGCATCGTCTTGATTGTAAAAGCAGGTATACCTGTGTCTCCTAACTCCATGATAAACCGATTTTTTAACTTCGGTTCATATGGTGTGTAAAATAATTCTTGTGGTGTTACTGTTGCCATTATTTATCTCCTGTAGTAATAAATATATCTTTCCCTAAAAATTATTCAGGAAAAGCAGCTCCGGTTGGTTGTACAACGAAATCTAAAACGATAAATTCAGCAGACCTCGTTGGTTGTATAAATATCTGTCCTATCAATTGATTTCTATCAATTGTCTCTTGTGTATTGTTACTATCATCCATCACAACTCTAAAGGCATTTAATCCACTGTTGGCTTGAACTTCTTCCATAAATGGATTTACACTATTTAAAAACTGATTTCTCAAAGCATTTGTATTTTGTTCAAACACAAGATTTCTTGATGTGTTAGCAACAAATTTCTTAAGATTAATTAATAATCTTCTAACATTTACTCGGTCAAGAGCAGAAGCTTTCTTTTGGGTTGTTTTTTGTCCAAAGACAGTAACTCCTTGACCAGGAAAAGTCGCAATCGGATTGACATTTGAATCATACAAGTCATCACGATTTGCCTGTGTTAATTTTTTATATGCCCTAACCGCAGAATCAATACCACCTCTGTTCAATCCAGCAGGTGCAAACCAAGGTTGTCCGATAGTATCGTTAAAGTTATAAACTCCAGCAATAACAACTGATGGTGGAACATATCTGTTTACACCGGCAGTCGCATCTTGGATTTGTATCCAAGGATAATAAACAGCTGCAAAACTTGAATTACGAGCTTCAGTATTTGACTTTGCAGTTGCCACATTAGAAGTTAAAGCAACATTATCATATACTAAGAAACAGTCACCTCTATCTTGACACATTTCAATTGCCTGTCCTATAATTGAATTGTGATTAGTGTCTACGGCTTGGTCAATTACACCAGGTAAGAAAAGTAGATTTATATCATACTCGTCTTTGTTACTCAATATACTAATAGCAGTAGCATATCCACCACCTTGAGTGACACCAGCAGGTTTAGTAGCTGATTCTGCCATATCAATACCTTGTGAATTGTCACTATCTATATCACCATAAAATTTAAATGGGTGTTTTTGATTTTCATCACCATTTGAACCAGCAGTTTGACTACTACCAGGATCTGCTTCACCTGATATCTGTGTTGCTGTGCCAAATGCACCACCAAAACTTCCACTACCGAGGTCTGGAAAGAATAAGCTTGAGGTAGTGTAAGCACTTGTCACATTACCATTTGCATCTAAATAATTTGGTGTTTTTCTTTCATCAGAAAAATTACTTACTCTAACAAACTTTGACTTATTTGGAAAATCACCACTTGGTCTATTATAAGCAACTCCATCCTCAACGACAACAGTTGTGGTTTGGTTTCCTATTCTTTTCAAAATATAATCAGTTGATGCAGGATCAAAACTTAAATTTTCATGTGTTTCAATTATTATTTTTTTATCTTCTGTATCATTACCTTGACGAAGTAATAATGTAAAAGTTCCCTTTGATAGATTTCTTTGAGATATTTCATAACGAAAGTTATCAGCTCTTCCACCATAACTACCCGAAAGAAGCAGGTCATTTGTAGCAGAATGTGTTCTTGGAGTAAGTAGACTATTAGTTCCTAGATTAGAACCAGTACCTACAAAATTATTAAACTGAGGACCGTCTCCTAAAGCTTCAAGCGTGAACATTTCAGCACTACCACTTGTAACTATAGCAGTGGCTTTTGATGTGTTACCTTCAGGTTCAGCAACCCTAACCACTGTCAAAGGTCCACCTGTTCTTAAATATTCTTTTGCGGTGTGAGAGGTTAAATATTGATAATTGTCACTACCACTCTCAATTAGCTCACCGAATATATTAATGTACTCGGTGTATGAGTTAACAATAGTTGGTTCGAGGATAGGGCCTTTTACAGTTGGTCCTACAACGGCTGCTCCAATTGGTCCCGCAGTCGCTGGTAAAAAAGATTGGTCTATTTCATTTGTAAATACACCTGGTGATAGAATTTTTTCAGCCATTTGCTGTCTCCAAAAATTAGGTAAGATTTAATACAATTATTCATATATAAATATTACCTAATTTCGGAAAGATAAAGAAAGTTATTTTTATTTTTCTTCTTCAGATGTTTGCACTTCCACAGATGGAGTGAATACACCTGTGGACGGATCTAAAGTACCAGGTCCATATTTATCTGTTATTTTTTTGAGAGTCTCTTGTTCTTCTGTTTTAAGAGCTTCTAACTCTTCGTGAAGTCTAAACTCTTCTTCGGAAACTTGTTCAGATTGTTTTTCTAAGTTTATTTTTGCGATTGCTAATTGACCAAATCGATTTGTAATTTCGTTTGATTTAACAGAAAGCTCTTGAAGAGACTGTAGTTCTTGTTCTGTGAATTTTACTTCTGACATTTTAAAACCTCTTATTTAATTTGTTATAACAATTATATACATATATAATTATAAAAGTTTTTCTGAAAAAGTGACTTTTTTTGGTTTATAAGCTCTACCTAATTCAGCGGTCTTACCAAATACATTATCAGTGAATTCAGGTATCATATATGCCTTAATAGTCATACTGAACTCGTTTCGTATTATTCTCTCACCTTGTGATTCCATTTCTATTTCGTTTGATATATCACCATCAAGTGATGATAGAAAACGATAACTAGTTTGGTCACCAAAATAAGTTTCTAAATGTTCTATCCAAAGTGTATTTAAATCATTCATTTGTTCTATAAAAGATGTCATCATAACAATACTATAGTTACATGTTACAAAGTCTGGCATACCAGTTTTTACGAACTCTTGCACAGGTTTTTGGCCTGTTAAAACAGCAAACCTATCATATCTATTATTTTTACTCCAACCACTACTTGAACGAATTACAGATACAAATTTTCCCCTTACATCATTATCAAATGAAAGAGGCATAGCATCATCAAACCCCACCGATGTTCTTTTTATCACTATCATCGGTAAAATTATTACGCCATTTTTATCTCTTAGTGTTCCTCTATCTTTTATAGACTTCCATCTTTCTTCATTACCATAAAGAACAGGCACAGAAATAACCTCATTCTGTTCTCTTACCTTTGGTTTCATTACATTTCGGATGTGTTTGATAACAGCAGTATCTATTTCTTTCAAACCAATGGAGAATCCCTTACCAGCATTTTGACCACCTGGTTTCTTAATGACTACTTTAGGATTTCCTTTCTCACTTCTTATGCTGGTTTGTTCACCACGATTCACATTTGACTCGTATCCGGCATTTTCATTTGTTATTGGTTTAATTGCCACGGCGTAATTTCCTTAGTTTATCTAACTTACTTTCTGAATTATTTTTATACTCTTCAGACTTTAATCCTTTAGTCGAAACTTTATCTATTGATATTTGTTTCTCAATCGGAACATCGACTGCTCCTAAAGTAATATTCTCTTTCTCTCCATAAATATTACCTTGTTTCAGTAAATCTATTATCTCATCGAACTTATCAACTCTTGGTTCTTCGTATACATTTTCAATAGTCTCGTCAACCACCTCTTCTACCCTAACAGGTTTTACATGATGTGACCTACGAGGTTTCATTACAAGGGTTTTATCTAATAATTGAACAGCCATTATCTTGGTCGTTCCTCAATGTTAATAGATGATAATCTACTACGATGTGCTGTAGCTTTTATAGCGTGGCTAAAGTTTGGATGACCGGCAATAAGTTGCGGTTCAGTCACTCCATTTATTTCCCAATACCAATCATTCCAATCACAGATATCACCAGCCTCAGGAAAAAAGTTTAGTGAACCACTAGCCAAATTATTTCTTTGAAACATTAAATCAATACTAGAGTTAGTATCCGGTCCTGCTTCTTGAAATTGTTCTACTTCAGGTGCATTATATCGTATTAGACAATTAACTCTAAACCCTACATTAAAATACTTTGTCGCACTTTCTCCATATATGTTTGATGGTGTATGTTCAGTTGCTACTTTGTAAATATCAACAGACTGACCGACTATTTCGTCAATCAACTCCTCGTTCATATGGTCAACTAAGTCTATTTCCTTTTGAGAAATAAAAAATGGTCGTGTAGCAGACATCTCTTATCCTATGTATATTTGTAGAGGGGCTTTTGCCAAAACCTCTCGTTGGGCGTTAGACTCTTCGGCTTCTGCCTTGAGTTTTTCAGTCAAAGATACTGATTCTAAAAACTCTCTTAATTCTTCCAATAATTGTGTTTTTTCTTCCCTACCTTCAGTTTTTAAAGCCTCACCATCCAACGTAACTTCACCATCAGGTATCGGCATAGAGCTATATTTACTTCTTATAATACCAAGTAATTCTTTAGCAAGAGCATAGGTATACTTTCTAATCCATTGACGACCAGGTTGATTAATCGAACTGTAAGTAATAAACTTATATGGCACATTAGAAGGATCTGACACCCCACCTTGTAAAGAAGCACTTGGATGATTTGTATTTCTAATATCATCTTTTACATAATATTCAAACCATATCTTTTCACCCGCATCTCCATCTAAAGGTCTTGGGAAAATTCTTAAATTATTATTATGTATTTCAAAAGAGTAAGCACTCTTTCTTACCAAATCTGATGTCTCGATAGCATTTGCTCTAGCCAAATCGTATGATATCGGTTTTAAAACAAATGATATTGCTGGAGACACATTACCAAATCCAAAAGCATCTAACAATTGTCTTTGGTCAAATGTTCCAGCATACGGATCATAGAACCTAGACACGGCTGCTGGTTGGTGATTGAATACCCTTTGTACCTCTATTCTTTTACCACTTTCATTATCACCAGCCCATACACTTTGTAAGTCATAATCTTGTTGTGAACCAGATAAGACAATATATCCTTTTTTCAAATCGTAGTTTTCACTCATACCAACAGCTTGACCGTATTTATCAGACAATCCAATAGAAGCTCCTAATGATGGAGTTATAGGCTCAGCAGAGCCTGTGCTTAGAGAACCAGATATTCTATTCTTTTCTCCGTATTGTTCCCACATCCAATTCTTGATATTATAATTGTTTATGTGTTGTGAGTATTCATTTACTGATTCTTCAAAACAAGCAAATATAGAACCACTTGGTATTTCTAGTTGTAAAACTGGAAATCCAAGTCTTTTAGCACACCATTTCGTCACAGAAATTATATCTGTTTGAAAAGTGGAATCTGAATCATAAGTTCCGTAAGGTGTTTGTCCTTCGACAAAAGCACTCGTTGGATCTTCGTAGGCATGGTCTAGTTTTGGCATATATTATTCTCCTACCTATAAATATAACCTTTTGAAAAACAAAAGGGGGCAAATAATGCCCCCTTTTATCATGTATCAGAATTATGATTAGATTAAACTAAATCAAGTGATTTACAATGAATCAAAC